TACTTCAGTGCTTGTTGTCCCTGTTGGTTGATGATGTTCTGACCAGGCGCTCCCGTTGCACCTCGTTCGCCATCGTTGACATTATCCAAATGAGCGAACCCAGAGGCCTTTAGACCTCTGTAGCTCACTTCAATACGGACTTCGAACCAACCACCAGAGCGTTGTGTAGCGCTCCATGCTCCGAATTTTCCGGCTGAGTCAGCTGTCTGATTCCTCAATACTCCCCAGTTATTATTTCCGAAACCTCGATAGTAGTAATCAAGAGTATAGCCACTCGTGAGCTTTTCTCCATCATAAAAAACATCTGCGAATAAATTTAGCTGGCTAGTCGAACCATTTCGATAACTCCCTTCAATGCGGACAGTCGCATTTAAGCTGTGGCCATTCTCACCCTTTAAGCTATCCCGTTGAGTCGGTGTCAGTGTGTCAAATGATGGCCGGCTTTCTAAAGCTGAAATCTTTTGTTTCAACTCAGTATCATTGTAAGTTGAATACAAGTGTCTTGAGCCAATCTTTCTCACAGAAATACCTTGAGCGCTAATGCCTGTTACAATCCAGTAGCCTTCATCTGCTCCTTCAGAGTTGTTATTAAAACTTTGAATTACATCTCCAAATTTGATACCTATTGGATTCATTAAAGAATTGATTGGTATTGTCGCAGTAGCACCGACTTCGTTTCCGGCAATATCCGATTTTGAAATCCGATATTCTGAGCTTCTCAAAACAGTTGGAAGATTAACAGAACCACCATTTGTGAGACTCAGTCGGTTGCCTTCTAAGCTGAGAGTTTGATTCTCAGTAAGATAATGCTTTGCCTCCAGCTCATCTTTCGTAACCTGTTGCTCTTTAATGCCCTTGATATCCTTACCAATTTCTGTTGCTAGACTTTCAAGGTTATTCATAGGCTTCACGCTTTCGCTTGATTGTAAGTCTCAACTAAATCAAGATTAGCAATCTGGTCAACGCGTCCGCTAACCTCTGTCACTTTTCCCAAAAGTGCACCGTTTTCATCTTGTCCCATGTTCGTAATTTTTTCTGCAATTTCTTTCAATGTATCAAGATTCTCAGGTACTGACTCACCCAAGATTTCAGCTTTTACCTCTGATTTAGCTTGAGTGACTGCTTGTGAAATAGCTTGCGTCATTGCTGAAGTTTCTACTTTAGTGCTGACGCTTTGCTTCACTTCCTTGATATCTGCTCCTACTGCCTGTGCGAATGCTGTTAATTTTGTAGTATTTTCCATTTTTTTCTATACCTTTCCAAGATTATAAAAGAAGAGTAAGTCTGGAAATTCCGGACATACTCCACCATCTGTTACTGTTTTTTCTGCAAGTTGTTTCTCAACTTCCTTTGCGATATCCAGCTCCTTTAGAGCATGGATTTCCTCTGTGACCAATTCTTTATCTGAAGCCACTATTTTGATGTGCGTAGCCTTATCGCTCGGAAAAATATATCCGCCAGCGCTAATCTCTAAGCGGTATTTCCCGACTGGCAAGATAGCGTCCAGATTAAAATTCACGCTTGAGTTCGTGACAGTCACCTTCTTCTTCCACTGGTGCTTGTCCATGGTCAGACTAACGACCGCCACCTCCCCTTCCAGAGAGGAGACGGCTCGATAATCTTCGTCTAAAAGGACGAAACCAAAGGTAGAAGCTACATCACCCTGTTTGATGAGGTAACCGCCATCAACTTGAGCAAGATTGGTCGTATTGAGATTACAGACCATTCTGCGCCCCTTTCTTAGCTTTTGCTTTGAATCAACGTTTTCAACTCTCTGACATCTTCACCTAACGACTTAACTTGTTCTGCAAGAACTAAGATAGCCTTGTTCTGTTCGTCATGGTTATCTAGTCGTTTGTTTGCAGATTCTTTAAATTCACGTAGGTTCTCAATGTCTTTTTCCATCGCGGTAATGCGATTCTCCTGCTTTGTGGCTCTGTCTTTCATGGAGAAATACAAGATAATAACAGGAATCATAGAGATTACGAAACGAATAACGAGGTGTTCAAATTCCGCCATAGGCACCTCCATTATTGATTAGATATAACTGTTGTAGCAGAAGGCTCTGCTGCTGTAGGTGCGACGGTAGCTGTCGTAGAAACTGCAGCTGCTGGTGCAACATTCGTAGGCTCATTTTGTTCTTTAGGCTCGTACTTCCACGCTACGCCATATCCATCACGTTCAAGACGTCCATCACGAATAAAGTCGCTTGCAGGCTCTCCATTATAAGTAAATTCACGGTTAAGTTGTACCAGAACCCTCTTACCTTCACCATCTACCTCAACATGTGCTGGGTCTTCAATGGTAATCAAGTCACCTGGCATATAGTGTTTACCTACTTCAGCTGATTGAATTAAATCAACTAAAACTTTATAAGCTGTTCCGTACTGAAGCAATTTTTCTGTTATCAACGTTAAAACTAATGCGTAGCTAACTTTGCCGTAGTGGTCGCTTTCAGTCTTGTTCTGCTTAACTGCTTGATCTGTGGCCGTCTGCTTAGCTTCGGCTTGTGCCAATTTCTGTTCAGCCTCTTGAAGCTTAATGTGAGTTTCTTCCAACTTAGCTTGAGCCTGTACAAGAGCGCTCGTTGGGTCAAGCTCTGTTTTAATAAAGTCTAAAACCGCTTGAATCAACACTTCTTCATTGTCCTGCGTGCGATTACCTGGTAATTCAACACGCTCATAGCTGTAGCGTCCAGGTTCTTCTTTCTCAATCGTAACGATTGTGACATTCTTTTCCCCTTTTAAAGTCGGGCTTCCTGTTAATTTGTAAGTCATTAGTTATTTCCTTTCATTTTTGCTTGCGTTTCTTCAAATAACTCTTTAAGTGCTGGGTCATATTCCAGCACCGCTTTAAATGCCTGTAGTTCAGCCAAAGTCAATGTATAGCGTGCCTCTAAATGCGCACGTCCCAATTCGCCTTCTGCCAAACGGTTGACGAGCGACTCAGCGACTAACTTATCGATTGTGTGATTATCCATGTAGTTTCTCCATTTCTTTGATTTTCTGGTCCAGTTCTTGGACAGCCTTCAGCAAGTAGGGTACGAAAACGGTATAGTCGATGTGCAGATAGCCATCTGGATTCTCAGGATCTCGTGAGATAACTTCTGGAATGATGGTCTCAGCCTCTTGAGCAATCAAACCGATTTCTTCGTGTTTCTTGCTCTCAATGAAATCAAATGCGACCAAATTTAGTTGGTTGATTTTGTCCAAGGCTTTCACGGCTGTATCTGTGATGTTTTCTTTCAAACGTCTATCTGAGGACTTATCGCCCCAGTATTTAACACTTCCGCTTCCGACCTGGTTCCACCAAACGACCGTATTCTTTCCACCTTTGGGATTTGAGCCATTACCGTAAATATCTGCCTCGCCCATTTCGATCCCGTGGATAAAGATAGGCGATTTATAGAACGTTTGGGTTCCGTAGCAATCAACAGAACAATTAGTGTCAAATGTGACTTGTCTATAGAAGATTGAATCATTCTTACAGTACATTTTGCCGTCGGTATTCACATACCAAGCTCTATCTCCAATTGTGTTCCAGCTATCGCCCCAGTTCGCCCAAAATGCGGTTCTAGTTCCTCGGCCTTCTCCATTTCCCATTCCAACTGCGAAATGGTTTACGCCAGAAATCCAACGTCCGCCACCTTGGTCAAATTGTCCAAGTGTGAATCCGCCAATTTTGCCTTGATAAGCTTCAAGGAAGGTTGAACTAGACACGACAGATTCAATCTTAGTCGCAAAGACTTCCTTAGATGTCAACTTATCAATCAAGGCATCTCTAGCAGTCAGGTTCCGAATAAGTGCATCGTCTACGTTGATTTTATCGCCAGTAATCGCACCAGCTTGGATATGTTCAGCAGTGACAGAGCCAGCCGCTAACTTACCAGCAGTCACCGCACCGTCAACGATCATATCGGATTTCACTCGAACCCGTGGAGCGATAATGTCCACGCCTTTCGGACTGGTCGAAATGGTAGAGGCTAACTGCTCGCCCGTCAAAGTAGTAGAGCCAATAGTAACACCTTCAGGTGTCACTTGTACTCTTGCACTATTTGCAGCGTCTCGCACTTCCTGCCTGATTTCTCTAGCAGTTTGAGCGATGGCGCTCTTGACATTCGTATCAAAGAACTGGGTCAGTGCCCCTTGATTATTCTGCTGGATTTTGCCCCAGAGAGTGCTGTTCGGGTCTCTCAATTCCAGCTCTATTGAACGCATATCCTTGAAGAGACCAGATAGAGTACGTTGCGTAACAGTAGGCTCCACGAAACTTGTAGGAAAATCCCCTTGCTCCAATTGGATATCCGTCAGCACTGTGTCACCCACACAGCCCATATGATGAAGCTTCAGCAGTTCATCTCGTGTCCGTGGCTGAAAGACCTTATAATACCGTCCATTATGCTCAAGGGCAGGCGAACGAACGTTTTGAATGGTAATGTCCATGTGTTAGCCTCCTCTTTTTCTGCCAAAAATATAGGTTTCGTTGTACTTATTGGAGATGAAATCCTGCACCTCATCCGTATTTTTAAAAATGACAAACAATTGGTAGTTGTATCGTCTTTGGTAACTTGTTGAATAGCCAGTATCTCGTTGACTTATTACTACCCTAACTTCAAAGATTTTGTTAGAATTTTGAAGTTTCAACACGTTACAGTTCTCTATACCATCCAAACCATACGGACGACGTTCGGATATCCCTAAGTCGATGAAGGCTCTTTCTGTAGAGCCAAAACGCCAAAATGACCCAAAGCGATTTGAAGTGAATCTTAAAATTTCGTCAAACTGGATTGTGACTTTCTCCCAAACCAGCCTTGTACCGACATAACGCTGAATAATTTCTTTAGAGCCCACGTAAATTCCTTCTCGTGCCATATTACCTCCTGTTAGCGATAAATATCGTAGATGGTATTAGCATCTTTGTTAGAAATTGCGTCATATTGAGACCTTGTTCCAGCCCAATATTTCAGAGCTTGACCATCATTCTGATTGATGATGTTCTGACCAGGCGCACCATCGGCGCCTACTGGACCTGCTGGGCCTCTCGCACCTACTGGACCTGTTGGGCCTCGCAAGCTATTTCGTTGTGTCTGAGTCAACGTGTCAAATGTAGGACGATTCTCTAGAGCTGTGATACGGCGCTTAACGTCTGTGTCATTGTAAGAAATAACGAATGTTCTCTTACCAATTTTTTGAACATTAATGTTAGTACCGTTGATAGCCGTCACCTTCCAAAATTCATAATCTACAGTACTGTCGTTCGTCCAAAGGTCTTCAACAATATCCCCTACCTTGATACCATCAGGATTCATGATATCGCTTGTTTTTATTGTTGCGACTGAACCGATATTTGCACCATAGATATCTCCTTTAGCAATGCGATATACTGGTGTTTCAGACTTTTTGGCATACTCCGCCAAAGCACGCTCTGCTGCGGAACCTTCAAATCGTACAACACCGTCTGCTCCTTTTGGCCCTACTGGTCCAGTTTCTCCACGGTCACCTTTGGGACCAGTCAGATATTGAAGAGCTGAGAATCGGTCACGGCCATTTCCGACCTTGACCTTTCCTGTATCACTCTCAACGCCTAACTCTCCGTCAAGCAAGATAAGAGTGCTACTTATCCAGTCTCGTGCTGACATGCGCTTATGTTGAACCCTTACTGGGATTGTCTCTGTCATGTTCTTCCTCCATCGAAAATAAAAGTTGGACTCTCGTTCCAACTTCCGTCATATCTAGCATTTTGTCCGTCAGCTACCGTCTTATAGACTGGCGCTAGTTCAATCCGTCTTGTCTGATTATCAATCATCACAGACTGCTCTACATTCTGATACCAGTCCCCTGAGAATGTCAGACGATAGGCACCGTAGTAGACCGCTAAGACCTGCTCCTCTCTCTGAACAAGGTCTTTATCAATCGCTGGCATGACCGAATTAGCAGGCGCAAGATGAATGTGTCCACCATAAAATGGATTCTTATTGACCACCACAGTCACATCTGTCTTACCGTAAGGTGTACAGGTTGCTGACCAGCTGATAACGTATTTCTTACCTAGTTCAAAGCCCTCTCCATTGTGACCGACTTCCACAAAATCTGTTCCATAACTAATTTTTTTAGCCGTGCCACCATTGAGACGATTCTTATTGTACTGGGTATTTCCGTCACCACCAATCAAACTCGCATTGACTCTTGCAGTTTCACTGACCTGTTCCAGTTTCTTGCTTAATTCAGCGATTGAGTCCGCACCACTCATCAGTTCCTCACGGATTCGCTTCACGAACTCAGGACGCTCTTTTTCCATTTCTTCATGGATCTTGGCGCCCATTTCTTCGGCATTTGCTTTGTATTTTTCGATTGCGTCATCAATCGCTTTTTTACGTTTCTCAAACTCTGCTTCAAAGGCCGCGTCTGCTGCTTCTATCTGCGCTTGGATTTTCGCTTCAATGCCATCTTGTTGCTTAATCTGCTTGGTAATCGTCCCCTCGTAAGAATACTGGGTATCATTTCCAGCCTTACTATCTGCGCTGATACGACCTCTCAGACCACCTTTAAAAGTAAAGCTCTGACTTAACACAGGAACTTTAAAAGTCTCTTTCTTATTGGTCTGAATGGTTACCCACTGCCCCACTTCAAGCAGTAAATGCCCTTGGTAGTTGAGATTGTAAGGATAGTAAGTCAGGTTTTTCAGTTTGTAATACAGGTCATTTAAAGCGCTCTGGGTCATGAAGACATTATCCAATTCCAAAGACCGACCTGTCTTCATACCAACCGTCAGAGACTTCTTATCTGTCTTACAAGTGATACCAGCTATCTGATACTCAATCTCACTCTTGGTCAAGCCATGTAAGAAATAGCTATCTGCATTAATCGTGATATTTGACTCAGTTAAATCACGGATTTCCATCTTGCCTTCTCTGTTGAAGAAGCAAGACATACCAATCATCTGAGTCATAGCACTCAACATATCCCTAAAAGAAAGTTTCTTACCCTCAGGGACTTGCTCGACATGGTAACGCATAGCGCTGATTCCGAAATAGTCATTCGCTAACTCAATACCTGTTTTTAGGCAGATTTCCTGAATAACCTCTCGTACTTCAGCTGGGAAATGCAAGTCCGTCACATACTCACGATTGAGCTTAAACATACCGTCCATGAGCTCCAGCGTGGT